TGTGTTTTATTTAAAGTGAATTGTATAAATCTGATTATATTGTATTTTATTTAATTTTAATCTAAAAGTAAGTTTAATGTGTTTAATTTGATTGTTATTTAAAAGAAATGAGTGAATTTAAGGTGAATGATAGAAACAACCAAAGCTTTGGAGAATTTCTCAAAGCAAAACGTGAACAACAAAAAATAACAATGCGTCAACTGGCAGAAAAGTTAGGAGTATCTGCTCCTTTTTTAAGTGATGTAGAAAAAGGCAGACGTAATTCTCTTGACATAGACAAACTTGACATACTAAAGCAAATTCTTTCTTTATCTGAAGAAGAATACCATAAAATGCTGGATCTGGCAGGTAAACAGCGAAATACTGTGGCTCCTGACCTTCCTAAATATATTATGGACAGAGATTATGTTGCCGCTGCTTTAAGAACTGCACGAGATCTTGATGCTGGCGAAGAAGAATGGTTACGTTTTGTGGAGGAGCTGAAAAACAGGAAAGGATGAATTACACTTAATGGACACTTCCTACTATGCCAAGGATAAAAACAATATTCCCATTTTAAGTCAAGACCAGATTGATAATATTGCTGAAATGGAACTGAAAAAATTCCAAAAACAAGCCTTAACACGTCCAACAGCAATCGACATCGATGGTTTTCTTGAAATGCATCTCCATGTTACGCCCGATTATCAGTACCTATCCCACAATATGGTGTATTTGGGTATGTCGGTATTTTATGACACAAACGCAATTCCAATCTATGACGAAATTGCAGGTCGTGCTGAATATTTGAGTGTAAAAGCAAATACCGTAATTTTTGACAGAAGACTTGTCGAAAACAAAAGCCAAGAACACCATTATCGCTTTACCGGTGGACATGAAGCCGGTCATTTTGTACTCCACTCTTCTTATTACAGAAGAAACAGGGTTCTCGGAAAAAGCGACAATTTGTTCGCAAAATGTCACACCAGCAGTTTATGCGGTATGAAAAAAGGCAACCTTATAACAGATAATGACTGGCTGGAATGGCAAGCAAATCAGTTTTCAAGCTCTTTGCTAATGCCAAAATCAGCGGTTCTACTGTTATATAGAAGTATAGGTGACAAAAAATTGCTTTTGCAAGAAATGCCCAAAATATTTAACGTTTCAAATGAAGCAGCAAGAAACAGATTAAAAAATTTGAAAATCATTTTGTAAGTCAATATCAGTCGATACAGTGGATAAAAATCCACTGTATTTTAAGGTTATTAAGTTAGCTATTCAGCTTATCCATTAACAAGTAAAAGGAGAAATTTTATGATCGAAGGAGATTACATAAAAACACCAAACTTTCATATTACTATGGGGAAACTTTGCGTGGATAGTCAGGGAAATCCTGCAATTTCAGTAAAGCGAGGAAAAAAGAATGAATATGAGATTGTTCCCATATTCACCTTAATAAATACACTGCTTCAAGCAAAAAAATATATTGAAAATAAATAATTGCTCCAAGTGAGTTGTACCGAATATGAGTTCAGCCGATACGAGCATTCAGATGAAATCTGGATGTGCGTGTCGGCTTTTTCTTTTTTCACCTTTCGTTATTATTATTAGAAAGAACTATATTTTTGTCCCAAGCACGACATTAAACTGCTTATCAATATCCACTTCACCAACTGATCAATGGTGGCTTGAAGGTGTATGTTGATTACAAGTAAATAACACGGCTGCCATTCAAGCTGGTGGCTGCATATCAGAACGGAGATGTTTCCGTCCGGAATGCGGTCAGCTTTGCTATGCCCATTTGCAGCCAGGATTCCTCCGTTCAAAAGAAAACGGAGGAATTTTTTATGGCAAAAATCTATATCAAGTCAATCAATGAGTGGATCGAGACAACCAAAGAAGAACACGACAACTACTACAAAGACATCAACGCTTACAGACGCACACAGCAGAACCACGGTAACTGTATTTGTTCTCGTCAGAAGTACTACTACTGCAACATGGACTGTTACAGTTGCAAATATCATGTTTCAAATGATACAGGCTCGCTTGACTGTACATATGAAGATGAAAACGGAAATGAAACCAGTCTGGTGAATATGATCCCGGATGACGGAAAAGATGCTGAATCTATTGTGACCGACAAACTTTTCCTGAAACTGCTGTTTGAACGATTGGACGAGCTTATGCCGGAGGCAAAGTTGATTGGTGAGCTGCGTCTGAAAGGACAGAACGACAATGCGATCTCTCAGCAAATGAATATGCCCAGAACCACAATGCTTTCCCGCCTGAATAAGGTAAAAAAGATCCTTGAAAAAGAATTTCCGGAAATTTTTGAAATTCTTTCGTCAAAATGATTTTTGCTTTCCATTGAGTTAATGGAAGGAGGTAAAACACCATGACCAAACAAGAAATTGAACTCGTTGAGGTGCTTATAACAATCAGTATTGTTTCAAAACGCCTCGCACACAATCTTATGAAGGAGGAAAAGACAAATGAGTCAAATCAAGTTACTTCTGGATGTGATTGCAGATATCCGCAGCCTTGGCGACAGCCTCGAAACGCTTGCACAGGCACTCACAGCAAATGAAGTCGGAAATCTTGACGATTACGAGGAGATTTACAATTCTGAAAAGGACGAACCAGCCGCTGCTCCTGAACCGGTTACTTTTGTTCAGCTCCGCAGCCGCCTGGCGGAAATTTCCCGTGACGGACACACCAATGAAGTTAAGCTGCTAATTACAAAGTATGGTTCGAACAAGCTGTCGGACGTGCCGGAAAACAAGTATGCTGAACTTCTTGCAGAAGCGGAGAAACTATAATGCCGGATATCCATTCAAATCTCCCGCCCTCATCAAGTGAACGATGGATAAAATGCCCGCCGTCCGCTCTGCTGAATGTTGGCGGGAACACAGGTTCATCATACACACAACAAGGAACAGATGCTCACAGCCTTTGTGAATACAAGATAAAAAAAGCACTGGGATATAAGGTGCGTGATCCTACAGAAGACCTGACTTTCTTTGATGAAGAAATGGCTGAACATACAGATGCCTATTGTGAATTCATCATGGATCAGATTGCAGATGCAAAACAGAACTGCTCCGATCCTCTGGTTCTTGTAGAACAAAGACTGAACTTCTCCCGCTGGGTGAATGAAAGCTTCGGGACGGCAGACTGTGTAATCGTCGCAGATGGAACAATGTCTGTCGTGGATTTTAAATACGGACTTGGTATCCTTATAGATTCTGAAAACAACAGCCAGATGCGAATGTATGCATTAGGTGCATTGGATATATTTGAATGCCTGTACGATATACAAAAAATCCGTATGATCATCTTTCAGCCACGTCGGGATAATATCAGTATCTCTGAAATCACAAAGGACGAATTACTCGCCTGGGCAGATGAAGTTCTTGTTCCTGCGGCTAACCTTGCCGCAAAGGGTGAAGGAGAATTTAAGGCAGGAAAGCACTGTCAGTTCTGTAAGGTGAAAGCACAGTGCCGGACAAGAGCTGAATATAACCTTCAGCTCGCAAAATACGACTTTGCTGTTCCCGATACACTTACTCAGAACGAAATCAGTATGATTCTGGATCGTGCTGATACCTTTATCAGATGGGTAAATGATGTAAAGGAATACGCATTGGAACAAGCTGTCAGCGGTACATCCTATCCGGGATTCAAAGTAGTGGAAGGAAGGTCAAACCGCAGATATACAAATGACGAAGCAGTAGCAGCTGTGTTAACAGATGCAGGGTATGACCCATTTGAAAAGAAACTTATGGGTATTACTGCAATGACAAAACTGCTCGGCAAAAAAAGATTTCATCATATGCTGGGTTCTCTGATTGAGAAACCACATGGAAAACCAACGCTTGTACCGGAATCGGACAAGCGACCGGCATGGAATACAGCCGGTGACGATTTTAAGGAGGAATAATCATGGCAAAATTCACAAATCCAACAAAAGTAGTTACAGGAAAGAATACTCGTTTCAGCTATCTCATTGTAAACGAACCAAAGGCAATTAACGGCGGCACACCAAAGTACTCCGTTTCTCTCATCATTCCGAAGTCCGATACCATGACTGTTGAGAAGATTCAGTCTGCCATCAGGGCTGCATATGATGAAGGTCAGTCCAAGCTCAAGGGCAACGGCAAGTCTGTACCAACACTTCAGGCAATTAAGACACCTCTCAGAGATGGTGATGAAGAACGTCCTGATGACGCAGCTTACAAGGGCTGCTATTTCATCAATGCGAACAGTACATCAAAGCCTGGCATAGTCGATGCAGATTGTCAGCCGATTATTGACACCAGAGAACTCTATTCCGGTATCTATGGCCGTGCATCCATTAACTTCTATGCTTTCAATACCAACGGCAACAAGGGTATTGCCTGCGGATTGAACAACCTTCAGAAACTCCGTGACGGTGAACCGCTCGGTGGTAAGTCACGTGCAGAAGATGATTTCGCTGATTTTGATGATGACGATGACGATTTTCTTTCTTAAATAACTGAAATGTCGGGAGGGCGACTGACGGATATCCGTCCGGGCGGGATGAAAGGAAACTGATTTATGAACCGAATGTTTATTGACCTGGAGACTCGGAGTGATGCGGATATTACCAAGACCGGTGTATACCGCTATGCCGATTCTCCCTGTTTTGATATACTGCTGTTTGCGGTATCCATTGATGATGCACCTGTTCAGGTATACGACCTTGCACAGAATGATATTATCCCTGACAATATTCTTCATGCACTGGCAGATCATAATGTTATGAAACACAGTTTCAATGCTTCCTTTGAACGTGTTTGTATTTCTGTATGGCTCAAACGAAATTATCCGGAACTATTTCATGGATACGGAAACCCTCAGGATTCTGTCAGTGATTATCTTGATCCTGAATCGTGGAGATGCTCTATGGTAGCGTCTGCTTATCTTGGATTACCGCTGACACTCGCCGGTGTAGGTGCTGTTCTGAAACTGGAACAGCAGAAAATGACAGAAGGCAAAGCTCTGATCAGATACTTTTGTGTACCTTATGATACGATTCATGGTGTTCCGAAATTCCGCTCCCCTGCTGATGCACCGGATAAATGGAAGATTTTCAAAGCATATAACAAACGGGACGTTGAAACAGAAATGGAAATTGAAGCTAAAATCTCAAAGTTTCCTGTGCCACAGTCTGTATGGGAAGAGTATATTCTCGATCAAAAAATCAATGACAGGGGCATTCAGGTGGATATGCCTTTTGTACAGAATGCCATTCAGATCGGTGATACAGTGAAAAAAGCACTGACGGAAAAATTGTCAGACATTACAGGACTTGAAAACCCAAATTCTGTACAGCAAATGAAAAACTGGCTGTCTGAAAGCGGTTTGGAAATGCAGTCACTGGGGAAAAAGGAGGTGCAGGAGCAACTGTTAACCGCACCTGCCCATATCTGCGAAGTATTACAGCTTCGTCAGCAAACATCAAAATCATCAGTAAAGAAATATACTGCCATGCAGAATGCTGTATGCCATGATCATCGTGCAAGAGGAATGTTCCAGTTCTATGGTGCCAATCGCACAGGTCGGGAAGCAGGCCGCATCATACAATTGCAAAATCTTCCTCAAAATCATTTACCTGACCTGGAAGAAGCACGGGATCTTGTTCTTTCAGGAGATATCAATGCCCTGGATATGCTGTATGAGGACATTCCGGATACACTTTCACAACTGATCCGTACTTCATTTATTCCCAAAAAAGGTTATCAGTTTATTGTGGCAGACTTTTCTGCAATCGAAGCAAGAGTGATTGCATGGCTTGCAGGTGAAACATGGCGTATGGAGTCTTTTGCCAGAGGAGAAGATATTTACTGTGCATCAGCATCCAGAATATTTGGTGTTCCTGTTGTAAAGCACGGCGAAAACGGACATCTGCGTCAAAAAGGCAAGGTGGCAGAGCTGGCTTGCGGATACGGTGGTTCAGTCGGGGCAATGAAAGCAATGGGAGCAGATGCTCTTGGCTTATCCGACGCAGAACTAAAGCAAATTGTAACCGATTGGCGTGAGGCTTCTCCGCATATTGTACAGCTGTGGTGGGACGTTGAGGCGGCAGCAATGAAAGCTGTCAGGCAGAAAACATCAGCAGAAACGCATGGTATTATATTTTCTTATGAGTCCGGCTTCCTGTTTGTACAGCTTCCGGGCGGCAGACGACTTGCATATGTAAAACCTCGCATCGGAGAGAACCGTTTCGGCGGTGAATCGATCACCTATTGGGGTGTCGGCACATCGAAAAGGTGGGAACGTCTTGAAACATATTCCGGTAAGCTGGTGGAAAACATTATTCAGGGAATTGCCCGTGATTTGCTGTTCTACAGCATGAAAACGTTATCAGACTGCTTTATTGTCGGACACATCCATGACGAAATAATCATCGAATGTACCAAAGATACTTCCCTGTCAGATATCTGCGAACAGATGTCAATTACCCCTGAATGGGCAGATGGTCTGCTTCTTCGTGCTGATGGATATGAATGCAATTTTTATAAAAAAGATTAGTCAAAATGGATTTTGATTTCCATATATAAATAGAAATATTACGCTCTGAAAGGAATTACTTATGGCAAACAAGTTTAACAGTGAGGGCTATTACAGCCCCACAGAATTCGAAGTATTTACAAAAATAGAAAAGGAAGAGGCGACTGTGCGAAAAGCTGCCAGTTTCCGACCGATCGTATATATTTGTTCTCCCTATGCCGGTAACATATATGATAACATTCTGAAAGCACGAAAGTACAGCCGCTTTGCAGTTGACTGTCATTGTATCCCCTTTCCCCCGCATCTGTTGTTTCCACAGTTTATGGATGATACAACCGAAAGAGATACTGCTGTCTTTATGAACATGGTTATGCTCAGCAAATGTCATGAACTATGGGTGTTTGGTGATGTGATTTCAGACGGAATGAAGACAGAAATTGACAAGGCAAAGAAGAAACACATGAAGATTCGTTATTTCACGGAGAAATTGGAGGAAGTATGCAGATAACACTTTTTCAGGCAGACTGTCTGTATCAGCCTGCAAACTGTCAATATCCACACAAAATGGTGATCACATCAAAAAAAGATATGGCTAAGCTGCAAAGCCGTGATCACGTCTGTGCGGAGTACAAAAACAATTATCGCAGCAACAACAATTTCATAGTATCTGATAACATCCCTATGGATTGTGACAATGAACATACGGAAAATCAGGATGAGTGGGTTACAGAAGAAGAACTGGATGCAATATTTCCCGATGTCGGATATATTCTTGTATTCAGCCGCAATCACATGAAATCAAAGGATGGAAAAGCAGCACGACCTCGCTTTCATGTATATTTTCCAATTCACATAACCAGTGATGCAGACAGCTATGTTGCATGCAAGCATAAAATTTTTTCAGCATATCCCTTCTTTGATGATAACGCTCTCGACGCTGCCCGTTTTCTGTATGGCTCACCCGGCAGCAGCATTATCTGGCATGAAGGCAGTCTGACAATTGATGATTATCTGACACTGATGTCAAAAGCATCAATTCCACAGGGACGTCGTAATGCTGCTATGTCACATTATGCAGGAAAAATTCTGAAAAGACTGGGGGAAACTGAGAAAGCATATCGGAAATTCCTTGAAAAATCACAGGAGTGTGAACCTCCGCTTGAACAGAATGAACTTGATAAAATATGGACAAGCGCCTGCAAATTCTACAAAAAGATCTCCTCTTCTCCCGATTATATTCCACCTGATGAATACGGCAACGGCACTCTGAAACCGGATGATTTTTCTGATATTGGTGAAGCAAGGACTTTTGCAGCAGTATATGATGGTGAGGTTTGCTATACAGAAGCGACCGGATTTCTTCGTAACAATGAGATTTACTGGATGGAATCCAGACAGCGACCGATTGCGGCGATGATGGAACACACAGATGCACAGCTTGAAGAAGCCGGGAATATGATTGAGGCGTCTTATGAAAAGTTAGAATCCCTTGGTATTTCCCGTGGACAAGCTATGGCAGGCGGAAAAAAGCTTCTGGAAGCTATGAATTCTGATCAGGCAGATGCGTATGCCGAATTGCAGAGCAATAAGTCTTACTATGCTTTTGTTATGAAATGCCGTAATATGAAAGGGTTAAAAGCTGCAATGGAAGCTGCAATGCCTCTGCTTGAAAAGCAGCCGGACGAACTGGACAGCAATCCTTTTCTCCTGAACACACCTTCCTGTACATTGAATCTGACAGAAGGTCTTTCGGGTATGCAGGAACACAATCCGGAAGATTATATCACAAAAGTCACTGCTGTATCCCCTGATGACATCGGTGCAGATATATGGAACGATACACTTAACCTTATTTTCTGTGATGACAAAGAGCTGATTAAATATGTTCAGCGGATCGTCGGAATGGCAGTAATCGGAAAGGTGTATATTGAAGCACTGATTATTGCATATGGAGAAGGGCGAAATGGTAAGTCTACATTCTGGAATGCAATTGCACGGGTGCTTGGAAGTTATGCAGGTAATATGTCTGCGGATACCCTAACAGTAGGATGCAAAAGAAATGTAAAACCTGAAATGGCAGAACTGAAAGGAAAACGCCTTATTATTGCAGCGGAACTGGAAGAAGGTATGAGACTGAATACCAGCGTGATAAAACAGCTCTGTTCAACGGATGCAGTCTATGCCGAAAAGAAATATAAAGCACCATTCAGCTTTATCCCCAGCCACACACTGGTTCTTTATACCAATCACCTTCCGAAGGTTGGTGCTTCTGATGCAGGAACATGGCGAAGACTGATTGTTATTCCGTTTCATGCCAGAATCGAAGGTGACAGCGATATTAAGAATTTTGCGGACTATCTTGTTGACCATGCAGGCGGTGCAATTCTGAAGTGGATCATTGAAGGTTCACGCAAAGTAATCGCAGAAGGCTTCAATATGAAACCTCCCAAAGTTGTGTGTGATGCTGTAGCTGATTATCGTGAAAACAATGACTGGCTTGGAAAATTTCTGAACGAGAACTGCATCATGGATGCGTCATATCAGGAAAAATCCGGTGAGCTGTATAAAGCGTATCGTATTTACTGCATCAATATGCATGAATACACCCGCGGAACCGGAGATTTTTATGCGGCTCTGGAACAGGCAGGGTATCGAAAGAAGAAAACCAAGACCGGCATCATCATCCACGGGCTTATGCTGAAAACGGATGATTTTGCCGAAGATATGAGCTTTTTAGACTAAAA